GGTGCTACCCAGACAGATCCCGGACGACGATCTATACCACCAAAAGGAGCAACAATAAAATTCTCGATCTTAGCGGCTGAATTCTTGTATCTGGAAACATCAACGCGCCCATCGAGTTTTGGTGACCATTCCCCAGCCGTAAAATTAGTTTGAATTGGTGTTACTTTTGCCATTAGCTAGTCAGGCTACTGGATGGTGCAAAACTTCCGGCAGAGCGAGATAAAAGCCAAGTATTAGCGCTAACCCTATCGGGTGTATCTTCCATAGCATCGGTCGCTTTAACTATTCTCATTTTTGCTGTAAAGATATTAAATAGGTCAGCGGCCAACGCGCGATTATTAACAATAGCATAGGCTAATTCGGCCTGTAATAGTAAAGCAAAAAGATCAACAAACGAAGCATCCCATTTTGTTGTATCTTCTATTCTTATAATACATCTTGCTTGGAAGGTTGCATCATCTGTTAAAACCTTATCTCCCTCTATTTTATATTCACTTGCTAAATTTGAGTTATTTCCGGTAGATGGGGGAAGAATTCTTAATACATTTCCGGGAATCTGGAATTCATTTGCAAATCCGTAAAGAGGCGTGGTAACTAATTTATTAAAATTGACACGCAAAGTCGCAAAGTTCCAAGTATGCGATCTTAATATATCATCCCTTGATAAATCAAAAATTGCTCTTATTTTCGCAGCATTTTCGGATTGCTCTGTATCAATATTAGTAATTCTTGCCGCGCCTAGACGAGTAAGTGCCAAATTAGCTATAGCTGTCTCATTGGATATACTAGGCATAAAATACTCCTTTTAAATTGGGGGGAAAGTTTAACCTCTCCCCCCAAAGTTCTCTTTAATCTTCCGAATAAAGAATGGTAACTTTGACTTCACCAGTTGCCGCAGCTACCCCTGTTGTAAGAAGGATAGTTTCATCACCGGTATTTGTACCGATAACATAATGGACACCGCCAATGAGTATTACATCACTGTTGGTACTTCCATTAGCATCATAACCATTAACATACCGATCAACAGTATCACTATCACCAACATCAAGGGTAACAGTAGCACCGAGAGCGGCATTATCAATAATTATGTTGTGAATAATTGCGCCAGCTTGTAAGTCTTTACCAAGCCTAATTACTTCACCAGCCGCTTCGCCAGCAAAGGTAAATTGTTCCGTCAAGGATCGTATTCTCCCACCAACTGAACCGGGAGCATTACGATTACTCAAAGACGGATTGATGCTTTTCGCATAATTTGTTCCGTTTTGTGTAGCCATTGTAATTTCTCCTTAGTTTATGCTGTTTCGTCGATGTCGATTTGGACAACTTCGAACTCTTGCATACGAGTAGAACCGACACTCATTGAAAGGTAAACTTGAGTCGCGAAACTCTTATCTGCTCTTTCTTCGATTCGTGTGCTGATCTCTTTTGCAAGCGCTAAAAGTACACCATCTCTGCGCCAAGCGAAACAACTTCTAATATTTCCGGTTATTGGTAGTCGAGTTGAAGTGATAAAAGTAAAACCTAAGAACTGGCTTAACTCACCGGCGACAAGCGCGCGGATCGTATTGAAGTCGGAACTTGTGACTTCAGCAGTTTCTAAAAGGTCGGTCAATCCAATCGGTGAAATACAAATAAATCTCTCATTTTCAGGTACATCTTGAAGATCAAGGATTTGCTTTGCACTTCGTAATTTTCCAATCGTCAAGCCAGTACCACCATTCAAGATAACTTGAGAAGATGGAAGTGGTGTTGAAGTTGAACCGGTTTTGTCCGTTAAAGCTGATGCGTTAAAAGCAGTGATAATGTTGTCATCAATCGTTCTGCCTAAAGCATTAGCGGCATTTCGAGCATACGGATTATTGGGATCCACGATCATTTTTAATTGATCTTGGTCGTCAATAAGGTCAGCCCATTCATAATCTAATAGCACAACTGATCGGCGACGATTATCTGTCTTGACCAGTGGAGTATCAGCATTACGAGTTGTGCGTAGGACTGCATTTGTTGCGGCGATTTGATCAAAAAATGCTTGTTCGCCGACAACTCCGCTTTCCATCCGCACAGCACTACGCAATTTAGATCCCATCTGTTGAACTAACAACTCGATCGTCGATCCAAACTGGCGTACAAACGCTGTATCTATAGCTGCCATTTTATTTCTCCCTATTGTAGTTATCCATCAATTATAGGTTGTCCTTACGGATCTACAAAATCAGGTAGTGTTTGGATCGCTTACGCGGTTGTCCGATTTACCAAGCCATCAGGATCCTTTCGGATTGTCCTTTTATGCCTGTTCTGGGTTTGCCATCTGGAAAAGGCCAGTCATTTCTGTCATAGCCTCTTTGTGTTCCGGATGATCTCTCTTATGGAATGGATGGTCTTTGTCACCTTGAATTTGCTTAATCCTCTTACCAGCTTGTTCCGGTGATAAGATACTTGCATTAACAGATTCACCTACCAACTCTCCACCCTCTCCAAAATTTGATGCAACATCCATCAAAAATTCAATAAATTCTGGGTCTCTACCTAATCCACTATTTGCGATTTTAGTAGCAACTCCACCCTCGCCACCGAATTTAGTAATTAAACCTTGTGCTTTTACAAGCTTTCCATCATAAGCTTTACCCAGTTTTTTTCGTAAAACTGTTTCGGTAGTTTTTAATTGTTCATCTTGCGCTGCTTCGGCTTGTTGTCCTAAAGCTGAATTCTTTTCAAAATCATACTTCATTAGCGCTTGATATTGATGCGGTAATAAACCAATGCTATGCGCTAATGTTTTAAACTCACCAACAAGCTTTTCATCAGGCGGTTCGTGTCCGGCCGGCATCTCTATTTTTGGATCTTCATATGCTTTTGCTTCTGCCGGTCGTCCAAGTTGATCAAATACTTCTCCCCATTCCGGACTGTCCATCAATGATTCTTTATTCGGTAAAGGGATTCCTTTTTTACCAATTTTCTCTTGCGCGTTTAAATGACTCTGTGCCAATTCCTCAACATTCTTAAAATTAGTAAATGCTGGGTGTTCCTTTAAATCCGGACCTAGACCATCCTTCCAATCTGGTGTCGGTGTTAGAGAACTAGCTTCTGGGTCTGCGGCTGGATCCGCTACTGCTGGGTTGTCCACCATTATTGATTCTCCTTTTTCTGTGTTAGTAATGCCATTTTCATTTTAGTCTCTATATGTAAAAGTACATTCCGCATCCCCTCGTTAATGTGCGTACCATAAGGGTCACCGGGTACATTAGTAGGCGCATAAGCAAAACATCTTTGTCTCAAGTCCGCTAAAACAAGCTTTCCCTCTTGATTAGAAAAAGTTTTGTTATAGGCCTTTTGGAGTTCTTCTAATTCACTAGCGTTTACCACGAATAACTTTGCCTTTTCTTGATGCTCTTTTTGCCCTTACTGTATGCTTAGGCACTAACGATCACCATTCGTTTGACCACCGGATTGTCCGGTTTCAATCGTCATTGTTCCGATCGTTAAAGTATTCGTTTGTACTTTTCCGGGATAACCGGTAACATCCAAATCATCAATATCTGTAACTGTTACAGCCATTATTCTTTCTCCTCTTTAGGATCATCTTCAACATTCTCACTATCATCAACAGGTTCTTCTGGTGCATCATCAACTTTTTCAGGTTCAGGCGGCGGTGCTGATGCTGTTGCAAGACCCGGAATTACTGGATTACCATTTTCATCGCATTTTCCATCTTCAAAATCTTTTTTGGTGTAATACTTTTTTGTTTCTTCCAACTTTGGCTGATGTACTGGCATTTCTTTCTCCTTTATTTTATTTAGTTAGAGCCTCTGCCTCTTGTAAATTTTTCTCAGCTTCAGAAGCATCTTTTGCAACTTCACTTCCAATTTTTGCAGCTTCTATTTCTTGAGCCTGTTTTGCCTGTTCTGCTCTAGCCGCTCTTATTTGACCGACTTGTTCGCTGTTCCTAATAAGATTTGGATTAACACCAAATACATCGGCGGCTTGATCTACAGCTTTGTCGGTATCAATTTTATCAATAACTTCCGGTACAAACCCAGCTATTTGTCCGGTAAGTGTAAGAATATTTGTAATACTACTGACCCTTGCGGATCTTTGTGCATTAGCCAAAGGTGAAATATATTCAACTGTTATTCCAGCATTATCAAGGACTGGGGGTGGTGGCGGTATGATTCCCTTGCGTAACAAGATATTAAATGTACGCTCAATAATTGGGTCTAGCATTTCAGTTTGTAAGCGTCCTAACACCGGCCCCAGCATTATCATTTTTTCTTGTACTCGTTCCATAACTTCGGTAGCAGTCATATTGCGTCTATCAGCCAAAGTCATAAATAAATCAACAAAGTACGCCTTATTGATCGTGTCTCTTAAATCTAATTGTTCCTCACGACCTACAGGAATGTTCGCTCCCGTTTGCAGAAATTCTATTTTGTCATTAGGATTTCCACTCATTCGGTAATTAATACCATTTGGTTCGGTATTTAATGGTAAGAGAAAACCATCGTGAGGAAGGATTAAAGGTGGTGAAGTAATTTTTTGTGCTGCTTCAATAATGGTCTTTGTAACAGCTTGTAGCATCTTAATATCAGGCAACACAATAATACCGGGAGAATAGCCATAAGGATCCCCACTAACTTTAAAAAACCTAGTGACCATAAAAGGATTTTCAAAGAAACCGCTCTCTTGAACGATGTGCTGTCCTTCCAATTCCATAAAGATTTCGGCCCATTCAAGATTATTACTTGTTGAACTTCCAATGTCTCTGATGACTCTTGGATGGACTGCGTGCAAGAAATTAATATTGTCATCCCACTTTTTCGCTTTCATTTTGTCTGCAACAGCTTGGCCGGCATTTTTGCCCCACTTCATATGAGCCTGTACTGCTGTCAATGTAAACTGACGGAAAACTTCTACCACTCGCTCGTTTGAATCCTCACCAATAGCAACTTCACTAACCGGCAAACATCTGAACCTGATAATATCTTTATCATCTTCCGTTTCAAACAATATACTCGTACCGGCTGAACCAAGATCTATATAACATTCGTGTATCTGTGCATCAAAATTACTATTTGAAAACACATCAAACATTATATCTTGCGCTTCAGCTAACCAAAGTTTTACTTCTTTAAAATCATTAAGGTTTTTATTTTGTAGTCGTAAATTAAACCATCGTGTCGCTGGGTTTGTTAGGTTACCTTGAAAGCCACTTGCCATTAACTGATTAGCAATCCTAGCGGTGGAGTCAAAAATCTTTGTATCTAATTGCTCACCTTGAATAGATCTCTGTCTTGTAACAAAAGCTTTATGCGGTACGGTGTATGGTAGAGAATCTTGCCACTGCCACTCCCAGTTACTCCGTTTATTCTTTAGAGATTTCCAGCGCGCAAAAACATCTTGTGCTTTTCTGGAAGCTGTCGGATTTGCAATAAATCCGTCTTTACCAACACTAATTGGATTATCACCTCGATCTGCCAAATTAACCCCCTAGTAAACTTTGTTGTGTTGTACTTGGTGTTGCTAATAAATTAGCTTGATCACTTCTTGAAGTAAATACTCTCTTAGATGATCTTCGCTTTTGATCTTTTGCAAGTTCAAAGCCGGCTGCTTTCGCCGCTTCTGCTGATGGTGCTGATGGTGTCGCTCCTATTGAAGAAGCTGCTGGTGAAGATCCGGGAGTACTACCAAAAACGGATTTACCAAGTTTTGCAACCGTTAATCCACCTAAAGCAACCGCACCAATACCAGTTATTGCTGCGGCTGTTGCACCTATTGCTGCTGTCGTTCCTACTGCCGCAGTTCCAACACCTAAAGCAAAACCTATTGCTGCAAATTTACCCATCTTTATCTCCTTTGTAATTAGAATAGCACTTATCCATAAGATTGTATCCTAATTTTTCTAAAAAATTACCTAATCTGTCATACTTAGGTTCGTTACTGACATTTAAGTTCCATAAATCTACTTTCTCGTCGAGCATTAATTGATCTACAGCGTCGAGCAAACCTTTTAAGTTCCGTATGTTCCTATGTTCTTTATCAACACACCACACAACCTCATTGGCACATATAACATCTTTATTAAACATATAAGGCGCTTTAAATCCAACATAACAAGCAATACATTCCCCTTTATCATTTCTTCCAATGGTATAAATTAATCCTTGAACAGAATTAATTACTTCAAAAAAAGAAATATCGACATTGTATTTTATTTTGTATAGCTTATGAAACAAACTATCTTTCCACCAGCTACCACAAAGCGCAACAACATCAGCTAGGTCATTATTAAAAGTTGTTTTACCGAATTCTAATTTTTCTATTGTTTCAGTTTCCATTTACACCCCCGAAAATACATCACCGGACTTTGCAGTACGCGGCAATTTCTTGTTAGTACGCTGACTTTCCTGTCTAAAGGGTTTCCGCGCCATTTGCATTTGCATAGCAAGGGCATCAACACAATCAATAAACAGGGATTTAATCCCGTCTTTTGTAACACCACTTAATTCAGTTTTCATTTCCGGCAACCAATCCGCATTTTGGGGAAAGAAAATACTATGCGCTTTAAATCTTGGCTGTAACATTTTAATTCTTTCAAGCTTGGATCCTATCTTGCCATGCTCCATTGGTATAATGTCAAACCAAACATTTCTTTTTCTCATTTCATCTTGCAAGAAAGGCTGGATAACATTCTTGTACTCACCAATTTCAATACCAACTTCTTTGACTCCCCACATAACAACCATATCAAACATTTCATCGATCAATCCTTTACTATCCCACCGGCCATAGCGACATTCCTGTATAAACCAGTTATTATCAACATCAATCTCATTCATAACAAGTGCGCGATAACAGGACTCCGGATTCTTGCTACTTGCCGGGTCAAGAGTAATAAACCTGTTACGGTCGTGCGGCTTACGAAGATCGGTAGGCGATACGAAATACCGGAAATCATCTTCGTGGAATATCTTGTTTTCTTCCCCAACAGCAATACACATTCGCTCGCGCAACCATATATCGATTCTTCCCATCCGGTCGTAATCAGCTTTTTCTTTGAATATTTCCTCTTTCTTGTATTTGCTGGGCCAAACCGGTTCATTTTTATCATCCACAATAGCTAATCTTGAGAATTCAAAACCGACACTATCCTTATTGCGCTCAATTTGCTCTAATATGCACTTCTCACCAAGATTATTTCCAATCATAAAAATCCGGCATTTTTGGCCAAGAAATTTAACATCGGAGAGAAACCATTTCCAGTCGTCGTCCATAACTGTATCAGACTTCGATTCGTCGGAGTCTTGTAAATCATCGCATATAACGATCTTCGGTCGTCTGTCCAAATTAGCCAATCCCCTGATTGCAGATCCTTTTCCATACGCTTCAATGCGGATATTAACCTTTTTTCCGTCTGCGCCTTTGACATCAACCGAGAAAACATCCGCGCTTTTTTCTCTAATCTTAATGCAGTTTGACATAAGTGCCGGGTTTGACTCATATTCATTTTCAATTTCCTTTAATTTACCTTGCGCTAATCGGGTGTTTTTCTTGATCAAAACAATATAATCACGCTTAACTTCCGGAAACATCAGGCAATACTGCGGAAAAGCGCGTAATACATATTGTGTCTTAGCCGATTCCCGAAAGGCCTCAATAGCGTAATTAGTCGTACCATCAAGTAATTTGCCACTCCAATCAAAATGAAAGACAGCCGGTAATACTTCATCCTCTGCTACAACTAAGCAAGTTCTACGGAAATTAACAAGATTCCGCTTTGCTATCCGTATTATTTCCAGCATTTTCTTTTCGTCTATTGCCATCAAATCCTATCGCTGGTAGGCACACCACCAGATCGACCGCTCCACTCCGGTTAAAATCTCAGTTTATTCTTATTTCCGTTTCTTTCGGGGTTTGTGCATCTTTCCCCCTTTTCTTTTTCTGCAAGCCATTTTAAAACTTCCTCTTGTTCTTTGGTTTCCCCATCGTACATTATAAGGCCCTCTATGCTGCTCAGTTCATCCTTACAGACACGAACGCACCCATCAGCAAGGGCATCTATGGCATTATGCAAATGCGCGAGTATATGGCGTAATTCTGGTTCACCTTTGACTATCAGCATAATATGTTCACTTTTTTAGACATTAAGCGCTCCATCAACATAAATATCATCACCAATTATGTAAATATGCTTGTATTTATCATCATTTATATCAAAAATCCAAAATTCATCCATTAATTATAACTCCTTCCGGTGTTGCAATCCCGGTCTTTTGACACCGCGTACACACCGCATCACCGGTAATAAACATCCATTTAACCGCCCATTTATGCCACCCGATTCTACATAGAAAACTCATTCCGGTAAACCCCCTGATAAGACAACTGGCTTTTCCGGTTGAATTTGTACTTTTTCTCGAAATTTTTTTTGCGGCCTTGTCATAATAAGCTTCGTTTTAGTCTGATTATCAGCTATAATTCGTTCCCCTTGCCAAGTCATACCCATAAATTTTAAGACTCTAAGTTGCATAAGTCCTTTATCGAAGTGGGTTTAAATAAAAATGGTCTAATTGCTCCTATTCTGAAAAATATATTGAGGGGTAGAGTATATGAGATTAAGTACCCCCCCCTTCCTGATGGTACTACCCCCATCTTAAATCTCACACACGACCACAACCACAAAAATCAATGGTATGCTTCGCATAACTGGACTAAAGGAAAGAACTTCGTTCTCTCTCTGGAGTGCGATTTTTGGCGCTATCCAAGATCGTGCCGAACACCCCGACCGAAACCCCAATCCGTCCGGCTGAATTCCACTGGTGGCTCTGGGGGATCGCTGACCGGTGGCGCTTGAACTCTGCGATCTAATCGGACGAGCCAAGCCACAGGCCGAGCCATTGAGCCGACACAAGCCAAGCGATCTAATTCAAATTAGAAAGAACTGCCCTCTCATTTGCAAGAGCATCTGCCGAGTTGATAAGCATAGACTCAAAGAAAACTTGTGCGTCCACTTTGCCCGATAGCTCTATATCCTTTTTAAAGCGCCAATCCGATATATTAGTCATAGTGAACTGGGCGAAGTTTGAGTTGTATAAGCCCATATTAGCCAACGCAACGATATGATTTTGAGACATTTGTTTCACACGCATAAAGGCAAGGAAAAAGTCAGGGAATTGTTTAGACCAGTTATTCAAAGTCTTTACATCAACCCCAATGGAATAGGCGAAATCAGATAGAAATTTCGGGGGATTTGGTACTTGCTCGTAATTCTTTACAATAGAGCCATTCTTTTGGGTGATTTGCGATTTTACCCTATTGTAATAGAGGTCTTGGGTGAAGTAGTCAATTATGGATTTACAGAAACGAGGGGTATATTTTGAAGGTCGTCCAAGCTTGAAACTGGTGTTCTTTGTGGTGGCTTGTTTTGATTTTGGGGCGATTTGCTCTGCTTTGGGTGTTTCTTGCTCTGGGGATTTTGGCGCTTTGGGTTCGGACATAAGCTTTGATCTCTTTCGGTTTGCTCTGCCTTATAAGTATAATATGAATATTGGGGATTTGTCAAAAGAAAGATGGGATATTTTCAAAGTGCTGCGAAAAAGAATATTCCAGGAATTCTCTGCTTTTGCGCCTGATGGCGCTTTCCTTCGGAAAGATTGATTTGAAATGTCTTGAAAGCTTAAAGGGGTGAGTTGCGCTTATTACTAACCAGCGCTGGATAAGTAAATCGAAGTAGACTCAAATTAGCATAGATCTATGTTTTTGTCTACTAAAAAACAGGACACCATCACACCACCCACCCGAAGAACATTGAACAGGGGGCAACCTCACGCAAGTTTTTTTACCTGTACCGGCCTTTTAAGACGACAAGCAACTTTACGAGCAACTTAAATCGTGCCGGAAATCGCTTGACTCTTATAATCATAGTATTATAATGAAGGTAATTCTAACCCACTACGAAAGGACGGAAAAGCCAATGTTCGTAATTAAGAAAAAGAAAAGATGGTACGCATACCACTGGGGGAAGATCGTGTTCCACTCAAAGAGCAAACTCAAGTTAATCAATCGCATAAATAAATACTGGGGAAAGTTTACTCCAATGGCTCACCAATAGAAAGGACGGAATTCTAATGGTAACACTTACTAAATACAAACTCGAAACGATAGACATACGCAGTCGAGAATGGTTTGACCGAGTGAATGGGAATAGTTATTTCAGCGCCACTATTCACTTGAACTATGGAAAGCGCAACGAGAAAGAGATCATCTTGAATTTTCAATATGGTTATGGGGAACATTATATCGACATAGCAAATCAAACCCTCATTAAAAAAGGTTATATCGTGGGCGAGAGAAACGACAACGGAAGTTATGAACCACTTTGGCGCTATTGTAACGAAAACAATATCACCTTGAGAACCTTCAAACAAGAGAACTGCAAAAAAAGAGAATTACAAACCCAATGAAAACAGAGGTCTCCAAATATATGGCGCTTTGGTGTAATTGTGTCAGGCGAAACCGACACACCCTCGCAACGAAAGGACGGAAACAAAAATGACAACGAAAGCACAAACCCCAGATACAGAAACACCAAAAGAGGAAGTCGAGAGTAATCTTGAAATTCAGGTTCAGCGAATGTATCGCTTTGAGAGTGATCGACCTCTTAAAGCATTTGCTGATATTATTGTTAATGACGCACTTTTAATTAAGGGAATAAAAGTCTTGGAAGGTAAGGACGGACTTTTTGTTTCAATGCCACAGGAACAGGCGAAGGATAGAAAATGGTATGACTCCGTAAGATGTTTAACAACAGAGTCAAGAGAGCAAATCACAAAGGTAGTTTTAGCAGTATATAACGAGGGATAATTTATGCCAAAAGGGGAAGTCGGCTTTGTCATTCGGTCGATTTCCCCCCACACGAAAGGACGGAAAAAAATGGTAGATTTAACCGAAGAAATAGAGAAAATTAAAACTGACGCAAAAGCAAGAATTGAAAGCGCCAAGAAACAAGCGACCATCAAAGAACACATTAGCCAAGCCACAGAGATCAAGCCGAGAAGTGTTTATATTCGTAAACTTTGGAATTCTACTGCGTCCATTAGCTTTGGCGATAGCTTTCGAAGTTATGACGATAAAGGGATTGATAACTGGCAACTGATGGAAATTATCGAGAAACTAACACCAGCGCCAATGTATTTTTGGCGAGATGGTTGCGTTTCGTTTCGACCTTATGCCGAACCCGATAGCACAAGAGCCGACATAACCCCGATCTATCCCATCAAGATAGAATTAAGAACTTGCACAAGCGACCACGCAAAAATCTGTTATTTTCACACTTTGCCGAATTTGGAAACTATTGAGATAAATATATATCCTAATAATTTTCAGCAATTCGGTACAATTTCCGGACGACATAGCAACAACAGAAATCAGCCGAAGTGGTCGAACTGCGCCATTCACTTGGCTGAGAATTTTAGATCGTGGACTTATCTCAAAATGTATTCCAGTGGTGACTGGAAAAACGATTATCAGCTTTATTCAACAAGCGAGAAATTTGAATTCTTTTCAGCGCTAGAGGTCGATAAATGCGAGGTATAAAATTCAATCTAAATAAATTTGAATTTAATGTCGTTCAAGAGGAACTTTACAAGGCCATTTCGTTTCATAGTATCAATGGGAATGGTTTGAAATTGATCGCTTTGAGAAATGTGATGCAGAAATTTGAAAAGAAGTTAAACCGAGCAAACGAAAGAAAGGGGGGAATTCGTACAATGCACTTTTAAGGTAAATTAAATCTGGGGTATGTCTATCTTTCCATAAGGGGAAAATGAGGGGGATAAACTGATAGGCATACCCCAATTACGAAAGGACGGAAAAATGTTACTCTGTATAGTATGTAATAAAGTAATCGCAAATTGTGATAATGGCGCAGTAACCCGATATGGTGGTTGCGCTAGTTGTCCTATTATGGAAATAGCCGCGAAAATGGACGATCTAAAAGAAAGGACGGAAAAAAATGCCGAGCATACCAAAGTTACCAGTTAGTAAAATAGGAACTATTGAAAAGCGCGAACTTGCCAAGCTGATGGAAAACCAATTCAACGAGGTAATTCAAACCACGCAACAAGAAATGCAATTCACCGAAGGCGAAATACTCGTACAAGCTGAAAAGAAATTTGGAATAGCTTGTATTGAGAAACAAGTTAAACAATTAAGAGAGCAGATCGCTATGCTCGAAAAGAAAAGGACTCAGCTAGGGTTTATCAATAACTACAATGGTACGACTTCTGGTTTTACTAAAACTTGGGCGAAACATAGCAGTATGCAAGAGGTCGATAAAAATACCCCAGCCGGTCGCTTTTTCTATTTGAAAATGGCTCGGAACTTGGATATTCAAGCGATCAAAGACCAAAGGGATAATAAGTTAAAAAGACTTTGGCTCTCAGATGATAGGAAAGAAGTTGAAACTATTGTGAATGAAAAACCCAAATTGTTGTTAGTTAAAAAATAACCAATTCAGATGGGGGGGGTGTTATAATGACATTCCCCTATCTCGAAAGGACGGAAATGAAAAAACTTAATCAAAGAGTATGGTCTTGGTGGGAAAGATTAGACACCGACACTCGCCACGCAATAATCTCAGCATTGTACTACACCGATATAAAAGAATTCCTAAATGAGAAACTAGCAAAATTCGATAAAAAGAGATTTAAGAAAGAGATCGACAATTATTGAAAGGACGGAAAAAATGACGGAAAGAGAATATCAACGGATCAGGAAACAGATTTATCGAGCAAAAAAGAAAAAGGAAAAAGAGGTGAAACGATAATGGATTATTTAATTTCAGCTTTGGTAGGAATAGCGATCTGTGTCGTTTCGTGGATAGGCGCTGGATATTACTGGAAATGGTATTACAAAATGAAAGGACGGACTGATGACAGAGATCGAAAGGATAAAGGAATTGATATACTTTTCAGACTTATCTCTACCAGAAAGAGATAGATTAGCCAAAGCTATTGAGCAGTTTATCAAAAAGAGATACATTAGGAAACCCAAGAAAGAAACACATGGCTCATGCTGATAGTTTTAGAAAGAAAGGAGATAATGGGAAATGGAAGAATTGAACATTGAAGAAAAGATAGACATGGAACTTAAACTCATAGGTTCATTTGGTTTATTGAGTGCTAAAAAGGCATTACTCAAGGCATTTAATCAGTATGTTATCAAGGCAAGGATAGAGGAGTTGAATAAAGTTTTAGATAGTGGTGCTATGGAAGATGTGCCTTGGTTGCCTGTATTAAAACGCATAGCAGAACTAAAGAAAGGAATAGACGATGGGAATGTTTGATTATATCAATCACCAAGTTAATTGTCCTGAATGTGGAAGTGTTGTAGATTCTTTCCAAAGCAAAGATGGTGTATGTATGCTATCTAGTCTTGAGTTTTGGGAAGTGGATAGATTTTACGATTCGTGTGATAGTTGTGGGGCATGGATAGAGTATTATATAAAGCCACAGAAAAGACAAAAACTAGAAATAGATGATTATGAAATGAGTTGCAGGTCAGCAGCAGAACTAAAGAAAGGACTAGACAATGGAGCTTAAAGCGTTGGAGAAGATAATCAATGAGTATGCTTGTTACAATGATGGGTGCGTGAAAGAACTAGCCAAAGCCATAGAGCAGTATGTTATCTCGGCAAGGATTCAGGAGTTGGAGAAGTTAGGTTTTGAAGAATCAGATTTTAGCGATGAATACTACCACGAAGATGAAGTGGACAAAGTTTTAACTGAACGCATAGCAGAACTCAAGAAAGGACTGGAATGAGGTTTATGTGTTGGATATTCGGGCATAGTTATCAAAAGATACACGGCTATGATTTACCCGAAAATGGTGATTGGGGTTATTGTGAATATATTAAAGGATTTAAATGTTGGAGATGTGGTAAATGGCAGAACTCAAGAAAGGACGGACTGATGGCGATATTCGAAGTTAAAGGCGAGGCAAGAGTCAAATTCAAATATGATATTGAGTCAAAGCACGAGGACGATTTGGTGGATAAAATTGGCGAGAGGTTAGCTGACGATCTGGGCGACCTTGACTTTGAAATTGACGATAGTTGTACGGAAATTGAAATGTCGGACTGCCAGTATACCGATCAAGACGAACTAGCAGATCGTGAAAGAGATAGCGAAAAATAAAAATCCGGTGGTGTCCTTGTACTTAATTCGGATAGATTTCCGTCCGTCCGAGCCACCAATAAATCGAAAGGCAAAAATGAACTGGTACGACCACCAAACATCACCCGAAGAAGAAGAAGAATTACAGATCGAGCCGAAATTGTTAGATTACATTTTCGGTATTTTTATTTTTGTAGGATTTTCAGCAGCAGTAATATTTTTTATTATCAAGGTACTTAACAAAATAGGGGGGAACTAATGCCGGAAACGAACACGCAAAAGCCAAAGAAAGAAACAAAAACTGCTCAAAAGACACCACCACCAGTAAAAACTCCTGAGAAAAAACTCACCAAAAAGAATATTGAATTGAAAAGAATAGATTGGTTTGATGATCGTTTCTATAAAATCAAATACACCAATGAGCAACAAGTCGATATTGAAGATTACTTGCCGAGTGTTACCACAAAATTAGGCGCTTTGTCGAAACCTATGCTTACCAGATGGTATGGCGATCTTGGTAATCGTGAGGCAAAATTACAAATGAATGAAAAAGCCGAAAGAGGAAGTCGCATACATTGGGCTTGGGAAACCTATGTAACGGCCGGTGTAGTTATTTATGATCCCCCAAAGACTCCACTATATAATCAAGAGGAAAAGGACGAAATTATTAAGCGCCATAACGGACACTTTTTTCTTTTGCATACTCAGGACGAAATGTGGAACTTCCTAAAACTGCGCCAATTCCATCAGGCGATCAAACCTTATTTTTCAATGTCAGAGGCCACCATATTCGATATTGCAAATCGTGATGCTGGAACTATGGATAATCTATTTGGTATTGAAGAAGGGGAATATGCCATCAATGGCGCAAAGGTCGTTAAGCTTGAAAAAGGATTATATATTTTTGATGCTAAGACCGGGAACTATGTTGGCAACGAGGCAAAAATGCAACTAGGCGCTTACTGGGGGTGTATAAATTATATGATTGATAATCGTATGATAGATTTACCAGAGCAACAAATAAAAGGCGCTATCATAGGTCATACATCAGCTAAAACAAAAAATGGAATTGAGGGGTTTAGCGCGATTGTAATTAACGCGCTGGACTTGTCAGAATACTATAATCGGTATCGGTCAATAGCGAAAGTTTGGGATAGTGAATTCGGAACATTGAAGCCGAAGATCCGTCAGTTAGAGGGGTTTGTTGCCTTATGAAAAACATAGCTTGGTTACAGAGTATTCGATTAACTTCGAAAAATGGGTTTATGTGTTTTGAAGATGCCGAAAGAATAGACCAGTGGTACAGAAAACACTTAGAAAAAACTATTGATAAAGTTTGGAATGAGCAAGACGATAAAAGAAAGGAATAATTATGTCCGAACAAACTTTACAAGTTGAAGCTGAAAACCGGATGAAAGAAATATATTCAAAAGGAGTGAATGTTTATATGTTTATTGCTAAGACGAAGAAAACACTTAAAAGAGTTGATAATTTTCCACCAGAGGTTATAATCGGTGTGTGTAAAGAATATACACGATTCACCGATCTATCCAAAATCCGGAACGATTATCTATGGTTCATTAGGGTACTGCAACAGAAGTCAGGGGAATGGCACGCAAATCACCAAATCAAACAACACTCAAAATACAAGAAAGCGCCACCAATAGCGCAAAATGTTAAGGAAGTATTAAGGGGTATGTTTCAATGAGTAAATTTGAAGAAATACCAACCACGAAACAAGCGATCATCACCTTCAGAAATTATGCTGAAAAACAAATTGTAGTACTAGAGAACTCGATCAAAAAAATGTTTAAATTTGTTGAAGAATGTGATAGGCGCTTGGAACTATTGGAGAAAAACCGAAATGCCAAAATATGAGATAGATCATACGGACGAAAAATCAATGTGGAAATTTCAACTGAAAACTCTTGAGGTCGCTGATGATTATGCAGAGGCGCGGCTGGAATATGCAAAAGCTTTGAAAATTCTCAAAGTCGGTTTAGCGCAAGAGTACCAGAGGGAAAATGTTGAAAAGAAACACTCGGAAGATAAAGCTTATTTGATAATGGCCGAGCAAAACGAGGATTATAAATTAGCGCTGCAAAACTTGATCTTTTATGAGGGAACTTTTAAGGGATTAGAGCAAGTCTTAGAGGCACGAAAAAGCGCCATATCATTCAACCAGTCGCTAATTAAAAATCAAATGCAGAGGACTTGATGAACCATTGTAAATACAAAAAGCGCCATATTTGGGTAGATGCCTATGGAATAGGTAAGATTTGCTCAGTTTGTGGTCGCCAAAAGATCTTTAAAACGACTCTCACAGGCCGAAAATACGCAAAAGGCGCTTTCGGTAGAGTCAAGAACCAACCGGTGAAAATCCTTACAAAGAAAGGAAAACCCAATGTCAGAAAGACCACCAGTATCGCAAGCTGAACTCGAAAAACCAGTATCAAAAGGGGGTGGAGATTTGCCACCACTAGAGCAGTTACCAACAAGAGAATGGCTTAATGCCACGATCAAAGGGGTAGAATACCGGACAAGTATGTTTAACGGACAAGTCCAGTATATGACCAAAAAAGAGTTTGATGAAACAGAGGGAAAAGAGGTCGAGGTCGCTATTCTAAATGATGATGGCGAAAAAATCGAAAGACGAGAATTCTCTTTCACCTTCGATCTAAAGGATTATCAGCTACCAAACGGAAAGCCGCGCAACTGCTGGCTACAATTAGGCGCAAGTTTGGGGGAAAAGGCGCATCTACCGACTTTTCTCTATAATACATTAGGACACGATGCCGAAGTCGAAACACCGAAAGCGATCATTGATGCTTTAACTGGACTCCCGGTTAAACTACAATTAGCCAATAAAATGAGGAAAGATAAGACACTTCCACCTTATCAAAAAGTTGTTTATGATGCTGTGGAATGTACCGGACACAAACAGCCAAGCGAACCAGTAACGCCGATAGGTGAGGCAAATCTGGAAAAAGAATGTAAATGTGATGATGAAAAGCGCAAGGAAAACACAGAAGGAAATTCTTGTTTGACTTGTGGATTACCGATCGTCCGGTGGAATGAATGAAAATACATAATGTCAGAAAGACCTTTTTAGCTACCCAATTTATACCACCGAAAGCTGAGTCTATCGGGGTGAAATGGGAAGTTATTAAAGACCTAAAAGAATATTGCTTTAGAATTCATAACCGGCCGCGCTTGTTATTTGTTGATGTTGCCAAAGCCATTGAACACTCAAAGCGCTATCCCCCACCGATCGCCACGAATGAATTTTTATTCGCTGGAAAAAAGGGATATATTCTTATAATTCCACTTTACCTAGCAGAAACAAAAGAGGAAAAACAGGAGAAACTATTTAGTGAAAGTTGTTAGTCCGATATATATATTCTTTCCAAGAGTGAAGTCGAAAGACAAACGAATGGCATTGAATATAAATATCTATCGCAACGCGCATTACATAGTTAATAACCTAGCAAAAACAATATACCGGCAAGCGATGGAAGAACAGCTTGCCGGTCTTTGTTTTGATTACGCCATTGATCTTGAATTCACTCTATACAAGCCCAGTAAACGAAAAATTGATCGGTCAAATATCCTTTGCATTGTGGAAAAATACTTTTGTGATGCGCTTGTGCATTATGGCTGCATTGGTGATGATAACGACTTATATATTAATTCAACCAAATATCTAACCGGTGGTGTAGATAAGAGAAGCCCCAGAGCAGAGATATTAATATGGCAAAGGAAACTATGAAAAATCTTGTAATACCAGAGTCATTAGCAAAGGCCATTCGGATCTTTGACTACAATCTGTCTTTCCGTAATATGTGTACTGCTTTCAAGCTTTCAATGTTTCAGAAATTTCCGGAAGAACCTTTAACGGTCGCTTGGTATCAATCATTCTGTAGGTATTATGAAGATTAGAAAAATTATAACAATATTCCTAGCGATTGGGGTAATTGGTCTAAATTGTTTTATTTTAGGCCTTCACAGAGGCCGTCAGGCCGCCTTTAATGACATAATCCTAGAAAAATGCTGGCTGAATAAACAAAGCCGCGATATTGAATGTATAACTTATATGGGAGACTAAAGGATAGGCGCAACCGACCGCAGTAGAATTCTATGCGTACAATGTCGCGTTAGTAGTATCTACTGGCGAAAGCGCGACTTCCTTAAAGGTAGACATTTTGTCACCCTTTATTTCTAATGACTGGAATTGATGATCAGCTTCATAAATGGCGGCACGAATATTATTGGCGCTTTGGCAAAGGCCGAAGAAAAAAGTCAAAAGTATTCTTTAACAACAAACCGAAAGGAAACAAAAATGGCAGAAAAATTGTACCGAATAAACACGAACATCAACCTCGAAACAGTACACAAACCCCTATTGATTGATAAGTCAAAGCAATTAGAAGGTGGTGGATTCGGGGAAATGACCGCATCAGCATTTTTTAGCAATATCGTATTACAAGCGATCAACCAAGCGCACCCAACCGGGAATATGGCATCTTTACGAAGAACCAAATCCCTATCGGAAAAGCTTGCAGAGTCAGTAAAAGGTGATGGCCTTATAACACTGGGTGAAGAAGATTATAAATACATTCAGTCGGCCTTTAACAAAGCGGATAAATGGAATAACTCTCTTGAGATTGCGAATAGTGTTATTTTGATTATGGACACAATAACAAATGCGGAAGTGATCGAATGAGCAATAAAATAGAATTCAATTACAAAATACTAAAAAATCCTCTAGCTAAACAGCCTTATCATTGGGTTTGTGTAGCCGCTAATGGACAAATCCGATCGACCAGTGAAAACTACTCGCAAAAGCATAATGCGATTAATTCAGTAAAGCAAGAGATCCGTTACCGGACAAAAGGATCTTCAAGCTTTGAGGATTTAACTGGTGAAACCGATAAGATTCAGAGAAAATTCAAGAAGTGAAACAATTTAATTCTGACTTGAAAATTGCCTTGTTTGATGCTTATGGCTGGCTCTGTGCTATGCCTAGATGCTCAAATGAGGCTTGCGATGCTCACCACATCATTCCGCAAACAAAAGTGAATAAGCGCAAATTTCCACTATATATTCACTCCCCCTTTAACCTCTTTCCTATATGCCACGACTGTCATATGACAAAGCCGCTTCCGGTGAAACCACCAGAGCGGCTTGTCAAACTTTACGAAGAATATTTAACTGCTATTTCTCGTCAATGATCGTAGCTTGTGTGTGCTGGTAATAGGACTCACTAAAGCAAACATCACCATTTTCACGAACATAAAAGTCGGTATCAACAATAGGGTGCAGATGAATGGCCGAACTACAACCGGCTAGTATCATCAAGAGCCATATTAAGCCGACTAGCGCGAATTTTTTTGTTAGTTTCTTTCGCCGCATCAAGAATATCATTGAGATTATCCTTCTTTTTGGCGGCCTTGACCTTATTTGTTTCTCTAAAAAGATCAATAACCTTACCAATAATTTTTAATAATTGCCCTAATGCGATAAAGAACCCCATTAGGCATCATCCGCATTTTTTGCTTTACCAAAGTTAAGACCGGCAGCATTGGCGAGATCAAGAACCAACTGAATTCCTTTTCCAAACCAAGTATCTTTGCCAAACTTAGAAGGAAATGCCATAGATATTGCTGAACCTAAAGCAATTATCGCAGTAGCGATACTAAAGTATGCGTTTCCCAATAATGCTTGAATCCAATTCGGATCGGTTTCCATAATTTTCTCCTTTAGTTGATTTACTATTTACCAAAAAAGTCTCTTACAAACTCGACTATTGAGGTAGTTGTTTTAAATACACCAAAGATTGAATGTTCCTCGTTATTAATATCGTACTTATATTCAGCGATCAGATCGACATGCTCTGTTCTGTGAATAAGTACATCAGCCCCCACACCATAAGGATTGTCTCTGCTGTTGTCTGGGTGTCCTACGCACCGGTTCAGCAGTTGCCCCTTATACCCCTCACAAGAGGTACTACTACCACCAGCATAGGCTGTATGAGCGCAAACAATAAGCAACCCACATACTACTGTTATAATTAATTTCTTCACTTCATCCCCCCATTTCTTAGTGTTATTAAAAGATCATCTATCCTCGTATTTGTTCCATCCAGTCGCCTCGTTATATTGACCTCAAGGCGATCAAAAGCTTTCATTGTGATAAAGTTATCCTTTTTTGTTCCACAATCCCTAACAATTTCATCCATTACATTCTCAAGTCGGCTAATTCTTGCGTGTGCAGATTTCTTAATATCTTGTAAAACTATCCACATACCGCCAAAGATACCACCACCGATCGTAAAGGCCCAAAGAATAGTTTGCCACTCATTCATTTCTTTTTCCTTCTCTTATTAAGCCACCACCCTAAAACAACCGGAATAATCGCCAATAATAATAGAGGCCAAAAAGCCATATTCGGTTCTGATCTTATAGGCTGTTCTGGTATAGCCTCGCCTACAGCTTCAATTATTGCTACTGTTTGCTCTGTTGAGACGAATCCCATTATAACCACCCCCAGCCTTCTACATAAATAATTTTTCCGGGTTTAATTCCAAGTTTCATTCTCATTACTTGCCTTAATAATTTATGCGTTCTAATCTGTTCCTCAGTAAAATCCGAATAATCATCAAAATATTTAGGATGCCTTTTAAATTTAACTGGCTTTATTTTATCTTCCGTAAGCCACTTAACAATCGGTATTAATATCGACAATGTAAGCCGCCTTAGTTTGCGGCCAATTCTCACTAAGTTAATTCCTTTTTGGCTTTGTCAAAGTGTAAAGTAAAGTCGTTTTAGTGTCCGGTGGATTAATAAAAGAAACACAAGAAGCAATATGCCAGCCATTATCTAATTCTGTATCAATATCAGACTTGATATTAGGATTAGATCGCGGCAATTCAATACGCAAAATCTTTGACTTTTCTTTACCTCTTGTTCCTGTTTGATTTAATGATCCATTCATTAGTTCACCGCACCGGCTTTTAATATCCATGCATCAAGATCGCCTGTTGTCGGCGCTGTTGCGCATTTAGCTGTTACACGATAACATGGAAAATAATCTGTGACTGTAGCATAATCTTTTACACCGGCCGCAATATTAAAAGCATTACCAATATCTATCCAATTAGTATTATCCAAAGATCCTTGTAATTGAATAGCAACCGATTGATCAAGGCCATTATAAATTACGATTGTTTCAGCTTGAAATTCACCGGTATCAGCGATGGAAGAATTAACAGTCGTATTAACGCGGATCGCTTCTGCTGTGAATACTTGATCTTTATCTACTGTTGCCATTATGCCGCTTTCCTATCATTGATTAACCAAGTTACAGTCGGTGTTCCTGTTGTAGCTTTAGCTAAAACTTCAAAGCTTGTTGTGAAATCAACACCCTGTTTTGGACTATACCGAAAATTTTTGTTAGCTGTTTCTACCCATAAAGGTACATTGGTAGCATTGGCTAAACCTATATCCGATCCTAATTCACCCATTTCAATACGAAGTATCTCAACACCATCAACTTTTATGATTACTTCATAGTTAGAAGTACCGGAAGCAATAGCAACAAAATCAATCTTGCCTACTCCTGTTTCACTATACAGCGAAGTATCTGTTGAAGTGTTTAGTGCTACACCGGCAACATCAAAATGAAATTCTGGTGTAAAAGCTTGCAACTGAAAAGACAATTCATCGCCTAAAGTTACATCAAGTCGTTCTTTAGCGCCATCAGTAGTTACAGTTACTTTCTTATCACCGGCATCATTGGTAATATTAACATCGATCGTATCATCAATAGGTAAATCAGCCATTAGCTTTTTCTAAAGCATCGGCGATCCGTCCGACCTTCTGTGATATTTCACTTAAAAACTGGATCGTGAGGACAGGAATATTGCCTTGATGCACCTGAACTCGATTTTGAGCCTTTGGGTCAGTCGCTTCCGGCTTAATTTCTTCTGAGCCTTTCATATCGCGGACTGCTTTCCCTGTCGTATCTGGTTTAGATTTATCTCCAGCCATATTCCTGTCCTTTCATTTATTTATTATAATTGACTTCCAATAATTGTTGAATATACATCAGTAGCAGAACCTTGACGATTAGTACGGATAACACGAACCGTACCGGAACTTGCCAAAGGAACTTCTACAGGTGGATCAAAGAAAACTTGCTGAGTATCACCCTCTTTACCATTGAGGAATACCGTAGCAACCGCAACAAGACCAGCGATCGGACCGGCTAGAATTTCAGCTTTGATATTACCACTACCAGCAACAATAACGCTTTTCAAAAGAAAAGTCGATACTGCAACAGAATAGTCGTGGTTATCAGTAGCATCAGAAACAACTGCGGCGGCTGTGTCGTAATCGTGAATCTCACCGGCCACAACTGCATTGACAAGATTTACATTTACAGAACCATCAGCATTTACGGTCAGTCTATTTGCATCCGTAGTCGCATCTGTAATTACCATTAACTGCTTACGATCGGCGGTCATACGAGCAGCACCACCATCACCCTCGTCTACACTATCGGTAGCTGTTTCATCTACGAAAAAGCCGACCATAGCGACACTTGAAACAGCCGGTGTAAAGGCCGAATCATCTAAAATAACTTCCGCAGAAGTTGTCGCAAATGATCCTGTTACATATAAAGCACCGTCAGCATCAACTTGAAGCGGCGCATAATCACCGTCAGTATCAACTAAAGTAGCAAGTGTATCATTTCTAACTACAAGAATTTCCACACCTACATCACCAGAAGAATGTACTGCATCCTCTGCTTTTCCTAAATTTGTTGCTCCAACTCCGGGAATTACACTGGTGACATCCACATCACCAATATCAACTCCGGAATTTGCGCCAAGCAGTACATTAATACTGCCATCGGCATTAACTTCGATAATCTCTACTCCGTCAGAAATCTGAACAAAAATAGGGTTAGCGATAGCATTATCGTCTCTATCTTTAGAGATTACACTTGGGAATATGCCATCAGCCATTTTTAACTCCTTTCATTTTTACACTTCGATAATTTCCATATCGTCGTGTCTTTCAAGATCGTCAAGATCTATGATTAGTTTAGCTATATCGCGTTCACCCATTATTATATCGGCTTGTAGTCCTTTTATCCGGCCTTCCATAATTTCAAACGCATCAGTCTTTAATCGTTCAACTCTTGCCTTTTTTTCAGCAATTTGCTGTTCCAATAAAAGCTTTAAAACCTTGACATTAGGTTTAGTTAAATCATTCCTTGTTCGTACTACTGGTAAGTCAGCCATTAATCATACCCATATATTGTTGCCTCAAAATCGTGTAGTTCACCAATATCAAAATGCTCTACTTTTATATCAATGGTATCACCGACATTAATCTCAAGGGGAGCGCCGGTAAAATCATACTGCAAATTCCGATCAGGGGAACTTCGTCTTATATCAATATCCACTCCGTTTACTGTCAAAAAATATTTCGCAAAATAACTTCCTGATACCGAAACCATTACTAAATTTTCAAAAGTACCACCAACATAGACTTGAGTTAATATCGTAGTCTTGGTACTATCAGCAACATTTGTAACCGCCGCATTTGTGTTAAAATTCGTGACGGAAATTCCCTCAACAACAACGAATACTGGATCATCTACAGTACCGGTTACTTGAAGTTTTCCGCGAACATTTCGATAAGCTGTTACCATTATATTTATCCATTAAAAAATTCTTCCAACATTTGATCAAACCTAAAGAATGTACTAGATGCCCTTGCATCCCATTCTGTTTGTATTATATCATTCCCAGATCCCGGAAGTCCGGTGCGCCCCATACGATAAAGCATTGTCTCATTGACTTGGCCCGGATCAGCAAGGCGCATAATCATCCAGACAGCGCCTTTGGTGGTATTAATAACTTGTGAGTCAGAGTAATTATGCCCTATATATGCGTGATACTCAAAAGTAAAATCAGCAAGCCGCTCAACATTCCACTCTTGAAGATCGATCACACCATCGCCGATAGTAAGCATCCGACTTGTACGGTCGTGCGTAAAGGCCATTAAACACTCGCATTTTTAAGGTTTTTTAAAACTTCTTCCTTGTAATTCTCTTTGGCTTCCTTTAATTCTTGGTTACCTTTTTTCAAGAGATCATTTCCTTTATCAATTAATTCCTGTGCTTTACTATTTTCAGCTTTACTCTCGTTTAAAGCTTTTCGATCAGACGCTATTGACTCTCTTTCTTTCTGTAATCTAACTTCTTCGGCTTGATTTTGTAGAGAAACTTCCCTCGCTTGTTGCTCTAAAGCTTTTGCATTTTCGACACCTTTAACAGCATCTTCTCTAACTCTTAATTCTTGATCGCGAATGGCCAGTTCAACTTGCGCCCCCTCAAGTTTGAAACTCATAGCATCTTGATCTCTTGACTTTTCAACATATGATGCTTTTTCTTTAGTAAGACCAGCGACAAGTTCCTGCGCTTTTTTTAATAATTCTTCCATCATTCCCCCCTTTTAATTATGGTGTCGGATCATAAAAACCTAAAGCTTCTGCCATAGTAAGCATAATTTCATCTTTTTCCGGTGGTGTTAAAACATTAGGCGGCTTACCCTTGTTCTGTGCTTTAATTGCTCGGCGCGAAGCATCAGCTTCTCTTTGTTTAGCTGTTGTTAATTTTGTTAAAGCCATACATTACCCCCATATTCTTGTGCTTGCATGTAATCTAAACTGTATTTCATTAGCACTTTCAACTTTATAAACAATTGTTGCAAGATCAACTCCTGGATTTGGCTGTAACGAAACATCAACTACTGCACTTATTAATCTACGGCCAGCAGTAGCTTGTTGTCCGGAAAGCGCAAGTGTTCCAACTGTGAATGTTGTTCCACCATCCCTTGATACTTCCAAAGTAATATCAGTATTTAATAAAACAGTCGGATCAATATCTTCAAGATCAAAATAAGCTTGTATAGTGTCCGGTGCTACTCCAACAACTGCGGCCGCCGTTGATTGTAAGAGTAAATCCGGTGCTGATGATCCTATAGGTGATGGCGCTGATGTTGGAATAGTAATAGTGTCAGTTAGACCTACATTTGGAGCGCCAGCAAATATCACATTAGTTTGTGCTATTCTTATACCATCCATTTGTCCGTCAAAGAAGTTTGCTGAACCATCATATCCAATAACTAAAGGCGCAGTAAATGTATCAAATAAGGCGCTTTGAACATAACCCACTTGTATACCATCTAAATATAATCCATATTCAGAACCGGCCGAATTTTCACTCCCTACTTTTATTAAAGCAATATGATGATATAAAGTATCAGTTATTTCCCCATTGGCCGCGATACTTGCGATAATGCCGGCTGTATTTCTTGAAAAGAACTCTATTCCTGTTGCATTAGTATGAAGAATAGCCCAACGATTATTACCATCTTCTCGTTGTGCTATATAAGCTTCCGATAAAGCATGATCGGTATGTTTAACCCAAAGATCAATAGTCCAATCCTCTTTAGGATCTCCAACAATATCCCAATTAGTAGAATCTGGACTTGTTATGCGACCTGTTGTTCCGTTGAAATCAACGGCTCCAGCGCCAAATTTTGGATTTGCATTATCATATAATGTTGTCGCAATGAAAACTATTTTATTATTAAATGGACTTTCATCATTACTGTTTAATAATAAATGCAATACTGTTCCAGCAACATTCGCTGTTACGGCTGTCGGTACGGTTATTGTGTCCGTCAATCCAACAACCGGAGCGCCGGAGAATAATAGATTATCATGCGAAATATGCACATCATCCATTTCTCCATCAAACCATTGAGAAGAAAATGTTGCGCCGCCAATCTCTAGTGATGCCGTATAGGTAGAGGTAATTACTGCTTCTGTGTCAAAAGCGATTTGCACTCCGTCAAGATATGTTCCCCAATCATTTGCAACTTTAATCATTGTTACATAATGCCAATCGTTATCGGTTATTGAACCAGCGGTCATAGTGATATATGCGCCATCCCCGGTAGTTAAAACTCTAAATGTTAAATCATTAGTTGTATTTAATGTAAATGCCCAAAAGTTTGTGCCATCAACTTGTTGCCCAATAAATTGACCTTGATTTCCTACATCAGCATTTCTTATCCAACAACCGATTGTCCAACTATCAGCCGTTGATCCGGCAATATCCCAATCAACACTATCTGGCGCAAATATACGATCAGTAGATCCATTTAATCTTAAAACTCCATTACCAAACTTTCCGCTAACACCAGCACCGGCAACGGAAGTTACAGTATGTGGTGATCCTACCCCACCGGTAGAACTATCAATAAGATCCTCGCCTTGTGTTGCTGAATCAAAGTGCATTAACAAATGAGTGTTTACATTATCAGTATGCGCTACTGTCGGTACAGTAAGGTTCGGCCCACCAACACCATAAACACCAGCAATACCGGCATCACGAATTGAGTTAATTTCTGTTACTGATAATGCAACATTTTGATAGTATCGCACATCTTCTATTCTTCCAGAAAAGTTATCTTGCTCCCCTGTTCCATTGTAAATCCTGTTACCAATTCTACCGGAATTAAGTATTATTAAATTATTAAGCCAATGCGTAATGTTATTTGAGTTATTGATATTTGTATCTGCAACACCATTGATATATATAACCGGCGATGTTCCATCTTGCACAACTGCTATATGTGTCCAAACATCTACCGCTATTACACCAGTACTATCTATTGTCCAACTTGTAAGACCGGCTTCAACAAGTTCTACCGTAACTACTCCGGTTGATAGAGCAACAAATATATCTAATCTTGTGTTTGCGCCGCTATTAGATATTGCGAATACTCTTTGTGATGCGGCTATTGAAGTAGGATTTATCCAAGCTGTTACTGTTCCGCTAGTATCGTTTTCTATTGTTGAAACGATAGTATTTATAACAACACGATTTATTGAATTAAAATCAAAAGAATTTCTAACTTTCCCTGCGGAATGAATTGTATCTGTATTAACATTACATGTTCCGGTATTAGTATTTCCTGACCAATCTTCAACTGTTGTACTAACCGCATTATCTTTAAGCGGCCACCATCCTTCCGGTACTGCAATCGGTACAACTCCAAATTCATCTGCTTTGGAAATACGAAGATCATCAATATATCCATTCGTTAATTGAGTAACAGTAACACTTGATCCAATAAAAAGAGTGCTTGTTGTGTCTAATACGGCTGTTTGTATTCTATGTCCTGTTTGAACACCATCTAAATATATTCCCCAAACATCATTAACTTTTGAAACCGCTACATGATGCCAACCATTAGGTTTCACTTCATCGCCACGAAGATTTGTACTCGGAGCAAACATATTTATAGAAGCAACAGATCCAGAAAACATTACTCGGCCATTGGTTCCTCTACGAAGAAAATCCCAAAGATTATTGTTAATCCCATGAGAAACCCAATGCTCCGGCGCATTAGCTTCGATATTATGATAAACCCACATATCTATTGTCCAACTATCTACTAAAGATGCTATAACATCAAAATCAGCAGAATTAGGAATAGTGAGATATTGGCTTGTACCATCAAGGCACAATGATCCATCGCCAAACTTAAACTGTGTAGAGAAAATAGCCGCGCTACCGGCTTGTGTAATTACATGATTATTCCCACTACTATCAACAAATTCTGTTGATCCAGTAAAAGCATCATCCCAATTTAAGATTAGTTTTGTATTTTCCGCCAATGTTCCAACTTGTGTCCGATAACTTCCACCTTCAAAGGTTTCATTAACGGTAGGAGTAGCATTAATACCAGTTTCATCAGTATATGTATCTTCCACACCATCAGAAAGATTTTGGACAGTAAGAGCATTGTTTGAAGAAATGCGCATAGCATTTAAAACAATATTATCCAGCATGAAAGGTGCTACTTCAAGATTACCAGTAGGATTTATAATTGTAAATTGATCAATCGTTGCAACAAGATTTGCTTCAAGAGCATAATCAAAAGGTGAAGCGGCGGCTCTTGCAACAAGTATTTGTCCTTCATTAGCCGGAAAAGCAACAGGCGGTAAATTAACACTTGCGGCACTTGCGGCGGCGGCGGCCGCACTAGCGGCGGCGGCACTTGCGGAAGTGGAAGCGGCGCTTGCAGAAGAAGCGGCTGAACTTGCAGAAGTCGCGGCATTAGTTTCACTAGCAGCAGCAGCGGCCGCAGAAGCAGCAGCATCTGTAACAATATCATCAAAATCATCTGTGCTATTAATTATGGCATCAGCGGTGGCGTTCCACAAAAGCGCCTTATTAGCAATAGGAAAAGGCAACTCATTATCAACACCGGTCACACTTGGCGGTAATGTTAGCTGTCTTTCATCAACTTCATCTAATTGCTGTGCAATAAAAGTAAGCTTATCAAAAGCATCTTCCTGTGATTGTGAGGGGAAATCATCATTAGTAACAAGATCAAGATTTTGTGTGATCGGTACTGTTCGTAGAAGTGTGATAGTGTCCGTTGCGATTGGTGCTGTCGATAACTGTCCGGTAAGAAGTAATGTTACATCACCACCAGCATCATTCCCGATATTATCAATAGTGAAATCAGTATTTAAAACAAGTGTTAATGTTGGGTTTACACCCAAAGTATCTGTGACAGTGACACCCATATCGCTGGCCTCTAAAACTTTAAAGGTGTATGCAAAAATTACTGTTACACCGTCTCCGGAATAAATATCTTTATTATCTGTATTAGTAACTGTCATTATTCATCTCCTTGTCTACCCAATGCTTTGTCCAAGACTCGTTGTTGTTCTTGTTTTTTCTCTATTTTAAGAAATTTCTTTCTGCGATCCGGTGTAAGAGATTTGAGGAATCGTATTTCGGCTTCTTTATTCTCAAGTCTTTCTCTCTCTTTTGCTGATAATTCGCGACCTCGACCGACCCACCAGTAGAATAGTTTGCCGCCTAAAGGAATGTTTTGGACTGATCGCGCTTTCAGTAAGAGTTCTGGTACATCTTGAAAGGTCAGGGTAGACCCAATTCTAAAAGCTGTTTCGCTATCCTTGTATATATTATCAAGGATTTGTGTAGGTGGCAAGATTTGTTCTGCTAAAACGCGAGCCGGCCCATCAGCTTTAACCCTGTATATTGTGTACCTGTTGAATCCCATAATCTTTAAAATGTTGTTTGCAAGTAAATCGCTTACATCGAATGGTCTACCCATAACAAAGTTTTTAATCATATCTGCTGAGGCATTAACAGAAACCAGAGCGAAAATAAGCCTAAGAAAATTAGTAATACCTTCAACTGGATCCGTATTCATTTTTGCAAATGACTCATTTCTAAAAACATCAAGTAATTTGATCTGGTAGGTCTTTAAAGCATACAATATTTTTCCATTTTTAGCCTTTAAATAATTAACCGGAACCTCTGAGAGAGAGATCGGCTGGACATCGGCCAGTTCATTAAAGGCAAGAAATTTGACATTCTCAGTAATTGCACCCTCTTTTAGATCCTTGATAGTCTGCGCGGCTTCATCACCCAATACCCTATCCATCATTTCAAGAAAGGCCGGTGTCGGCTTTTTTGCTATTTTCCTGTATTTATCAATAACAGCATTGATCGTTGTTTCCTTACCGACATTATCCAAGAAACTTAATCCGGAAAATTTAAACGCTAATCTAACAGCTTTTTCACTTCTTCTTGCACCAGATGTAAATTCAGCCGCAACCCTATCAATACCGATAGATTCTTTTGTAATAGCGGATTGCTTAGTGGCCGCATTAAAGAATGATTTTGTTGTTCGCCATACCCCTGATTTGTAGACAGAAAAGGCAAGGTCGCCAAGCTGGGTGAGAGCATTAATGGGATTACCGAGAATTGTAATATATGAAGTGTCTTTGAGGAACCCGACAAAGAAAGATATTCTTCCCCTGATAAATCTTGCATCCAAAAGTTTTGACAACTCAGCTTCATCAGCGGCATTGATATTCCCCTTGCTCACTTCTTCCATAACAAATACACCTATTGAGTCTTTAATGTTCGCAAACTTTAGATCAATCTTTTTCTGTTTAAGCCTTGCTTTTTCACTATCTGATAGTTCCCTTCTTTCTTCAGGTGTAAGTTTTTCTGATTTATCAAGCTTTCCTTTACCAAAGAATTTGTTAGCTTCGATGGCCTCATTGACTGTGGTGATATAAGAGATTAAAGCAGCTTCGGAGTCAGCATAAAACACATTTAGATCGGCTGTGACAACATCAATTCTGCGCTCTTTTAAAGCATTAGGTTTAGATAACCGGATCTGTGCCACATTAAACCCTCTAAGCAAAGAATTTACCAGATATGCCTTTTCATCATCTTCTAAGACTCTACCTAATTCGGTTTCCTTTTCTTGCAAGGCCGCTGAAATCTGCGACCACGCTCTACTGCCATGAAGTTTCTCTAAAAGCTTTTTCGGGTTTTTGATTACACGCGGCCAAAATCCCTCAAGATACCGTACTTCAATTCCGGCGGCATCTGCTCTTGCATACAAACCTTTCAAAGTTTCTCTTACTCTTTCGTGCGCTTCTTCAAGTCCATTCTCTCTATCAATCCTCTTGATAGTGGCAATATCTCCATTTTTAAGCGCCAAATCCAAATCTGAGCGATCGTTCTTCGGGATCTTATTGATGCCTTTAAGATAGGTAACGACCCCTCTGGTATCAGTCCTGATTGCCGCAAGCAACTGAAAGTCAAATCTTCTTAATCTGCGTTTTAAGTCCGGTGATATATTCCCGACTCTTGTGGATAATACACCTAAAAAATCCTCTGACTGCCTGACCAAATCCTCAAGTAAATCTGCGCCAAGATCAATTACCTTTGCTGTAATAGGCCTCTTTGATCTATTTCTAATGAATTCATCTAAGGCGATTGTCGGTTTTGGCTCTGGTTCGCCCTCTTGATCGCCGGCCGCTTCCGTTGTGGGTGGTGGTGTAGGTGGTGTTTCAGCACCGCCAGCTTCTTGGGTCGGTGGTGTTATTGGTGGTAATGCTCCTGTCTCGTTAGCTTCAATCCCAATTTCCTCAAGATTTTTTTCAATTTCTTCTGATGGTGATAGCTTCTCAAGGATTTCATCAGCACTATCTTGCTCTCCTTGTGACTTAATTAATTCCGGTGAAACTTCCCAAGCAACAGCATCAGGAAAGTCCTCTTTAAAAACATTCAATATAGCTTCTGGATCCGCAAAGAATAATTCACCCATACCAACACCATAAGTATCTTGCATTTGTTGAGTAGACATAACCTTTATTACTTCGCGATTTTTCCCGAATATCCGTAATACTTTAAAAGCTAATACTGATTTTTCTACTTTTGATTCATCAGTTATTGCTATATCTTCAACATCAATATCTTTGCCTTGTGGCACTTCTCCAAGATTACCAATATTTACAAAAGAGAAAGTTCCAGCATCAGATTTCAAATCAACTGTAAGTCCACCAGCGGTTATTTTAGTCACCTCTGCAATAATTCTACCTTGCTTTGCAAGATGTGTAACCTTATCTCCGACCTTTGGTTTTCCTTTAAGTTCAATGAATGGAATTTCATCGCCAGTAGGCGCTCTTTCCTCTACTTCTTCCAGTTCTACCAAATTTTCTTCTACCACTTTTTTCTTTTTCTGATTCTTTGCCGGATTATCTGCCTTTTCTTTATCCGTTCTTCCGTCAATGGTAGTACCATCGCTTAATTCAAAGAAAGCTTTATAAACGCCGATACTTAAAGTCTTTTCATCTACCAAAAATAATTCACCATGAGCGGTAGTAAACTTAAACATAATATTCATTTTAAGATTATCAGTTTGATAAGAGAAAGCCATATAATCAATACCCTCAAACTCAACAACACCCTCATAAGTAACAAAATCATCCCAAGTAATCTTTCTATGCGCGGAAGTTCCTTTGCCACTCTTTGCGTTTATCCCCACTGTCTTAACTTTATCGCCAAATACTAAACCATCAAAAATCTCTGCTTTCGAATAATTCAATTCACCACTAATAAGCAATTCCCCATCTTTGCTTAACCCAGCCTTAATATCACCTTTGGAAAGATCATCAAATTCCTTATCCTTTGCTGTTTCTTCAAGCTTATTGAAATTTCCGGATGCTGTTTGTGCTGTGCTATTGGCTTGTATTCTCACAAGGGATATTGGCTCTAATTTCTGAGCGATATGTAACGGATCTGGTTTAACCGGATCTTTATCGCTTTCAAAACCCCCCTCTTGAGACTGGCCACCGGCTTCTGAAACATCAACAAATTCATCATTAATAATTGCCCGAAAATCTAAATTCATACCTTTTGTATTAGGAACATTATCTTCAAAAATGTTTTCATCTTCTGAATTAACTATCATAATATCAATGCCGACCTTATTATCATTCGCCACTTTCACAATTTGCTTTATTTCTTTTTCAGTAGGCTTTCCAGAAATAGTCACGAAAATATCAATTCCCGGATCAGTCAATTCAATAGTCATATTAGGTATATCACCGGTCGGTCGTGCGATCATCTCGGCTGTATGCCATATACCCTTACCATTATTATCTGTAACTTGGATTTTATTCTGTCCGGCAACAACAAGCACGCTGGTAACAACACCTTGACGAATAACTTTTGGCTTATCTTTAGTAATATCGATAACTGACACTCTCATTCCCTGATGTATCTCTCTTGATGGGATAATATCAATAATGGTAAGTGGCTGACCTTCTGTTATAGATCCCTTTTCCCCAACAAACTTGACACCCATAGTCTTTAATTCCTTTTTGAAAACTTTAGCAATTTCTTCCTCTTTAGTATCGTCAAGTAACCTTCGGCGCTTTTCTCGCTTAGTTCTTTCCTCTTGAAAAATCTTGTCACTATTAGCAAAGTCCGAAAGAAAAATCTCTAACCTTGCGCGTATTGAGGCATCCCCTTGTTTTGAAAGGAAAGTATTATATGTTTCCCTTTGGAGATCGATCCGTCCGTTGCGCCTGATTTGCTCTACCCAAGAGAATAAGTCAAAGGCCATTGTATTTTTATTACCACTGGCTTTTTGATTAACAGATTTCAGTAAAGATTTTAATTCTTTTCCGGATAATTGCTGTAATCCATCAATTCCTAAATCATCAACTTGTTCCTTGACTCTTTGAACCGCTAAAATACGATCTACCTTAAACTTCTTCGTACCGGCTTTTGGAATACCCAAGACAATAGATAGTGCTTCCAGTTCAGAATTGGTTTTCCCCTCTAAGAATTCTTGTGTAATTTCATCTGGTTGTACTGTTAAAATACTTCCAGCCGGTACTTGTGTAGATTCTGGTGTCTCAGACCATTCTGCAAATGTGGGGATGCCTTTTTCTTCTGATTCTTCCTGTGATAATTCACCAAGCGGTATACCGGCAAATGCTAATATAGTTTGATCTAGAGTCTCTTGTTGTTTATCGGTTAATTTATCCCCATCTATAAATTTATTCAAAACATTAATCATAGTGTCCTCACCTATTTCATCAACAAAGTCAGGCACGCTTCCGGTCGTACGATTTATAACCTTTCCTTCCTCGTCTCTTACAAGCTGTCCACCTTCCCTCTCAAGAGAATTCAAAAAGCTTAATGCTTGTTTTGCAATTTCTCTTTTTTGAGATTCCTCAATATCTTCAACTTTAATTTCAACTGGTGCTGCTTCTGGTGGATCTAAAATATCTTCTACTGATATTTCTCTTATCCTAGAAATTTCATCAACAACAAGCTTTTGATCAGGGGATAAATCACCGACATCAGTAATAAAGCTATCACTCAAATCATCAATTATTTCTTGTACCTCTTTTACACTCTGCCCTGTAGCTTTGGAAATATCTTTAACTTGTGCTATTCTTTCCGTTGGTGTTCCGGGAAGAATACCAGCGATCTGTTCCTCTTGTTCTGCTTCCTCTTTCTGCTCTTGATCAAATAAATCCCCTTGCTGCTTCTGTTTATCTAATTCTATTCGTCTTTTTAAATCTTGTTTTTCTGCTTCTGCAAGAGCAATAGTCACAAATTTTAATTCATTCTTTTCAAGTTGTTTTGCTTCATCCACCCTATTCTCTTGGCGCAACTGAATAATCGTATTACCTAAACGCGCCTGTACTAATGCCAATGCTTTTGAAGTTAATGGATTTTCACTTCTTCCAAATTCCTTTGCTTGTTTCGCATTTTCAAAGATAGGTATCTCCGGAAGTCCAGCCGGATCTAAATCTTCTGGTGGAACTTCTGAATCATCTGTAACCTTTTCTAAATTCTCGACCGTTGCTTTTACTTCCGGCTGTGTTTCGGTAGCTTGTTTCTCTGCTTCCCTTTCCAGCATCTTTTTCACTTCTTGTTTTATTGGCTCTTTTTGACTATCTCCTACAGCAGTGACTATTGTTCCAATTTCAACATCATTAAAACCGGCTCTACGAAGATCTCCGACAACTCCTTTATTTTCCATAACCGTAAATATTGCGGAAGTCGGAAAGCCACCAACTAAACCAAGAATTCCAGAATATCCTATTCTTAGAAACATATCAGCCCAACTATCATTACTTAATCCCTCTGTCTTTCGGATAAATTCTTCGGAACCTTGTTGTCCAACTTCTTGAAGTCCATTTGATCCTGTTCTTACTAATGTTCTTTGAATAGTCTTTGCACCGCGCATATATTTAAAAAATATTTCAAGGCCAATAAACTCAATTAAAGCTTCCATCGCTCCTGCGCGATCTGATATTTCCTTTCGTCTTTCAATACCAATACCTTTACCTTCTGCTTCTTGAAATATCTGTGCTTTTTGAATAGCACCAAAAACAATAGGTGTAACAAAATTATTTTTCATTAAAGCGGAAAGTCCAACAGAAAACAATACAGAGCCACCTACTCCCCCAACATCAAAAAGAACTTTATTAATTATTCCGGGATCCGGAGTAAGTCCATGATTTTTAACCCATTCTATATTGCTACGATTAATCTCTCGCCCAACATCAGCAAATTCACCACCGATTTGTACTTTCGCCTCTTGTTGTTTTAATTCAATATCTGTAAGGAAACTCTCTCTAGGAAGTTTATTAAGTTCTTTAAAAAGTTTATAGTCCTCAATGAATTCTTTGAAGAATCCGAGATTCGGATCATTCTCTTTCATTTTCGTTTCAATTTCGCGCCTACGGATTAATTGATCTGTGAGTAGAGCAATTCTTCTTTGCGCTTTTAACTCTCCTAATTCTCCCGACTCTTGAATACCAACACCGGCAACTTGTGGTAATTCAGCTATCATCCGACCAACCCCTTTAAGAAGATTCCAACCACTCACTTTCACGCTACCTACATATTCCTCTTTTTTATCACCGTAAACTTGTGTTTGAATCAACTCATTAGCTTGGTCTATATCGGCGCTTCCGGGAACACTAACTGTCTTATCAACATCCTCAAGATAAAATGTTTTATCTTCCGGTTCGTCAAATTTAATACCAGAAGTATCAATAGCCGGTGGTTTATCACCGACACTATCCGTTATTAAATCAGCAACTAGAGGATCTTTTTCTTCTTCCTCTAATTCATCATCGAATTTTACACCTGATAGATTGATAGCCATTATTTTATTGGTACTGCCCTTATTGCCTGACCTTCTCGGTTAAAGAAATATCTAAACCTATTACCATCTGCATCCGTACCATCCCTAAAATTAACCTCAGAAGCTTTAAGTTTTAGATCAGGTTTTACATCAGATTTTTCATCGAATATTTCAGTTACAGATTTGCCTTTAGAACCTACACCATTAGGAGTTCCTAGCACATTGATAATGGATGGATTAGTTTTTGAAGCATATGCCTCTTTCAGTTTAGTCAATATCCCTTGTACTTCCTCTGTCTTTGCTGACTTTTCCATTTCACCAAAAAATTCATTGACCATTTCAGAACGAATATTATTGATTGCCTTTTGTTGCGCGGTTTCATCCGTCACACCGGTAAATGGAATATTAATACCCATAAATTGTTTGTATGTAGTAAAGGCGGCTCTTTTCGCGTCTCTGTGATCCCTTGCTTGAACATCAGATTTAAAAGAAAATTCTTTCATTACCATATTGATATATTTAGTGGCATCTGAAAGAGGTATTTCGTCATTATCTAAATCAGTAACTACTTGGGCGATAAATTTCTTTATCTCACCTAAAGGCTGGTCATCAATTCTTGCTTTTTCTAAATTTGCACCGGTCTTGTTAGCATTATCGCTTATATTCAAATCGTAATACTGAGTCGTTAATCTTGTGTTCGCGGCAAAAGTCTGTATATCATCAAACCGATCAATAATTTCTTTTTGTGTTTTATCCCCATTATCAATAATAGCAATTAAGACTTGTGCTGACTCCGGTGGAATACCCCCCTCAAGTTTACCCTCACCGTTGGCCGCTCTATTCAAAATCTCTGCTCTTGTGGTGGGGATCTGTTCACCCTCTGGGGTCATTCGATCAAGTACATCCCTAAAGTTTTCAAGGTAACCAAGCTCTTGTGCATCTAACGCATCTTGCGCTTTCCTTTTCTCAAAAGAGTCCAAAAGCTTTAATCTCTTTTCATTCTCAGTTTGTCCTAATCCATAAAAATCACTTTCAAATCTTGCTCGTATCAGGTCGAATTGGTCTTGTGTATTCGCGTGATCAAGGTCATAAGTTGCTTGTCCTTCCTGTATGGCCACCTTGAAAGTATTTAATCGCTCTGTCGCAACATCTGGAAAGATTACTCCTGTTCCTTCCATTTCCGCAGTCATTTTTACAACTTCTGCCGCTAAGTCGTTTGCCGCTATGCTGTCCGGATCTAAAAATCTATATTCGTGAATCTTCTCGGTCGAAACATCCATAAATACTTCATAGTCATTTTTCTGCTCTCTTACAAGCTTGGTATCAGCCTTATTGGAAATTCTGCGTCCAGCTTCAAGTCTTTGCGTTGTTGCTGTTAGTGTGAATTTATTTCTTTGCTCTGGGTCATCGATCGTCGCCGCTTCTTCGTCCATAAACCGCTGCATATCTACCATCGCTCTTTCGGCATTGGTGGCGTGTTCCGGATCGTCTAAAGATAATTGCTCTCTTTCAAAAACTCTAGTCGCATATCTAACGCGCGCCTTAGTATTTTGATTGAAAGCATTAACCGCTTGCATAGCTACTGCTTGATTCTGGACAGCTACACTTGCTTTTTCAAGAGCCTTAGAGACTCCTGTAAATTCAGAGCCGGATTGTAAAGCTGGAACATTAGTAGATAATTGAGGATCTGAAATAAATCTTTTTATTTTTACCATTGTTACCTCACTAGAAAACTATTAGTCCTTTGTGGTCCGATCGCGCCAGTTAATCGCTTTGTATTTGAAGTTGAAGATGCGGAAGTCGATTTATTAAAACTCAATTTTCCAAAAGCCGGTAATGTATTTAACAAAGAAGAACTGGCTTTTATAAAAGATGAATCCGTTGCTATTTGCGCTTTTCTTAATTGAAATTCTGACTCTGATAATTTAGAAAATATATCAATATTAGCGCTGAATATATCTGCGGATATATCAAGTATTCCTTCTGATATTGTTTCTGCAACAACTTCTAAAGGTGAACCTGAGAATCTTACACCGGAAGCCGCAAACGCTGCTTTCTGAGTCGATACATCTCTCGCTATTTTTTGTGCGCGCCTCTTGGTATCAAAATCAGACTTTTGTTTAATTAAATCTGCTTGTCGCCTTAGTACAGAAGCATTATATTCAAAAGCATCTGCTTCGATCCGACCTTGATCAAGTTGAGCGCTTGCCTGTAAAGCGCCGCCGACTATTTGCGTTAATGCTAGAAAATTACCAGATGCGAATTTTGACATATTTTTTCCTTATTTCTCATACACTTCATATTGTGTCATAAGCGCTAAAAGGGTTAAAGGTAATGGATCTGTTTGTTGTACGAATACTCTTGGCTCTCTGGTATAACCTTGAACGAAAGTCTCAAGCTTATCTCCTGTAAATAATGGTGTTGCTGTGTCCATAGGATCGTTTGTGTTACGGAAGAATATTTCATTTATAATTCCACCCTCAACACCGAATTCAGCACCTACTGTTTCAAAGAATCTAAATATAACCGTATCAACTCTTGCTATTTTACCTTGCGCTGTTCCTAATTGAGAACCATCTTCAAGTTTCATTGATTGTAGCTTACTCGTATATCCCAAACCGACATGGGCGCGCGTGGTAGCATTATCTAAAGTAATCTGTCCATTGGTGACTACTTTATCCGGCTCGACTGCACCTTCATTTAAAACCTTAACAGTCTCACCCTCTAAGTGATTAAGATTAGAAAGTATACTTGTAGAAACACCATCATAACTTAAACCGGCATCAACAAAAAATGCTTCTTCAATATCAGAGCTAAAATCAAAAGGCGATTGATATTCTATAAATCTTCGTGTTACACCATCTACTATCCTCTTTACAGAGTACCAAACTTGATCTTCTTCGACATCAGGCTTTGGAATTATTGTCGCACTTTCATAAGAACCAGCACCAGCGACCGTAGCGCCTGTAATTTGCTTTGTCCAAGCAATAACCTCTTGATCGACTTGTCTTGTCATTGTTGCTAAAAGTCCATCCTTCCTTACAACATATAAAACAGAATCGGGTGATTGCTGAAAGTCCATCTCTACAACACCACTTTGAGTTATCTGTTCGGCTAGTAGTGTCATATCTAACGCTCTATGAGAATCAATATCAAAGTTATACGCAAACTCGCGCAACTTCCTCGATCCTCGTTGCACATAATAAATAAAGTTTCCTATTCCTTTTGGCTTAATTAATTCACTACCATAAGTTGTTTCTCGCCTTACGGATAAATTGGTGGGAGTGAGAGGGATAAAATCAGCACCAGAAGAAATAATAAATATACCGCCGCTTGTTCCTACAGCAAGACCACGACCGGCTGAGATCCACCTTATAGCATTGACCTGTTCGGTGGCTATTTCATAATTAAGAGAATCGGCATCATCCGGCCCAGTTGTAAAGTTTTCAAATATTAAAGACTGAGAGCCAAATAATGTTTGAGGTTCCGCTTTTGTTCCACCTAACCATAATCTTTGTTCGTGAAATCCTACTGCTTGAGGGAATCCAGCATCAACACTAAACGATCCTATCGCCCAGCTATCCGTAGCGCCTACTCCGTCTAATGTTTCGACAACATCTGCGGTTACGATCGTATCAGAAGTAAATCCTACAATCTCAACATATCCTTGAACGCTGGACACTTCACCCCCGATCTTCATAATCGCGCCAACCATATCAGCATTGAAAAATGTACTACTGGCCGTAACTGTTATACCAGCACCGGTAGTTGCGGATGGTGTCATTGTTAATGTAGTAATTAAATTATCAGGCTGGAATGGGCCGCCGGTAAAAGCGACTTCGGAAAGTGACCAATCAACATCGCTCATTCGAATAAGTTTTTGTGTGGGTAAATCCTGATGGACAAGGTACAGAATATCTGCTGTTTGAGAGAACTGTATATCAAATAATTGGCTTTCTAATATCGGTAATCCGGTGATCTCTACAACTTTATTAGAATCACCACCAGAAATATAAGCACTAAACCCTGTTGAATCAACATCGACTCCATCTAAATCCTTTAACTCCACATCATTAGCGCCTACCACCGTTTTTATCCGAAAGCGCTGATTGTTTAATTGTGTCATACCGACAACATTTTGAATAATTATTTCATCATC